ATGACTCTAAATCTTGATTACCCTCTAAACTCCCATAGTTTCTGGTTGGTGCTACACGAAATAGAAATGAACTATATATTTGCACAATGTTTTTACAGTGGTTATCAATGGGAGTGTTCTCTGCCCTTTTTAAATATTCTTCATCTGTTTCGAGGATATATCTATTGAGTAGAAATCCATTCTGATAATCCTGTCCGCCTGTATAGGACAAGTAATGAAACTTCCAATCATTAATTTTCTCTATGTAGTGTGGATGTCTTGATGTTAAAAAATCTCTTGTGTATGTAGCCATTAACTAAACCTCATTGGTCTTGATGGAGTGTATTCTCTTTTAAGTGGGTATAAAAACTCTATCATATATCCTAACGCATCATTGAAGTGATCATATCCAGATGTCTTATCTGGCACAGATGATCCTTCTTTATAAATCTGCCTCTCAATAGATTTTATAACATTTTTGCAATTAGAAGCAATAAACAAACTTTTTTCCCCTTTCGTATTTTGCAATTTAGAATTAACTGCATTTATTCTATCTCTAATCAATGGATGAAAGTTTCTAACCTTAATATCAAAACCTGCATTTTTTAATATAGACAAATCTGTTCTTCCCCCTGCGCTAGTTCGTGATTGTTTACAAGCAGGATCTGGATATATGAAGATATGATTGCCATGATATCTATTATGAATTTCATCTGCCATTTCATTTGTATTACTAGAGAATAACTGTATTTCATCAAAGATATAGACGTTATTATGAATGATCTCAGCAACTACACACACCATCGGACTAATATTGAAGTCCATGCCAACATGGATAACATTTGTTTTTCTCTCATATTTTCTAATAACATTCCCTACACGATCAAAGTTATAATAGATATTTCCTGCGTAGTTTACAAAAGACGCTTCATATTCCTGTTTAAATGTTCTCTCATCCAAATCGGCTTTTGCTTGTTCTATTTCTGCATGGGGAACTTGACCACCTTGTAATGTAGTATACTGAAAGGATGCCCAGTTCTCGTCCTCATCCTTTTTAGTAAACAAGTTATAACTCCAATTACCATAACCACGAGGCGTACCACAAAACAAAGCATGACCATTCTTGTCAGATAGCGTAGCTCTCAAGACCTCATACCAAGCCATCTCTTTAATGTCTGCAAATTCATCCATACAAAGAAAGTCTAGTCCGACACCACGAAGGCTCTGTTCATTATCTGCGCCACGCAACGATATAGTGCTATTATTCTTTAGGGTTACAGTTAAATCAGAATGGTTAGTATTCTTAATCCATTTATGTTTATCTAATCTATCAAGTAATTCTGACCAAACTATCTGTTTAGCCATACGGAATGTTGGAGCCACATACCATACTCTCTTTTTGGGATATCGTGCAAATCGAGCTAATTCATTAATAGC